CCGTGCTTCCAGGTGCGCTCGACGGCTCAGCGATGATTCCATCGAACTACCTGGAGCTTACGATTCAAGGCTACCAATTCCGTTCGCGCGAACTCTTTGCTTTCGTCTCCGTTCTTGGCAATGTGTCCGAGCGAACCGACGAATTTGGAGTACAGCTCTGATGCCAGTCATCGACGACGAAAAACTTAAGCAGGCCCTGGCCACTCTCGCTGGCCGAACAGCAGAACAGTTCGCTGAGGGTATCGCAACAGGCGCGAGTGCCCTAAGAGCACTAAGCGAACTTGCGACTGGCAAGCCTGCCACTGGAGGCCTTGCACCATTTCTGGAGCAACTTCCCGAAAGAACTGCCCGTGCATTTGGCCTCACTCCCTACAGCGAAGCATCGGAACGAGAGAAAGCCATCGCCAATTTGATTTCCTTCTTGCCCGAGATTCTCGCAGCCGGTGGCGGAGCCGCTGCCTTAGGCATGGCCAAAATGAAGGGAGGCAATCTACCGCTCGGCAAGCCGCAATCCTGGATAGAGTTTGCTCGCCGTTGGGGCGAAACTGAAAAAACTGGTGCGTTACATCGTCCCGAAGAGTATGCGAAATGGGCTGAGCGCCTCAAAAAAGAAGGGTTTATCCACTTTAAACCAACCGGCACTTCGAGTGAGGAAGTATTCGGTGCGCCCGACGAATTCATAAAGGGGCTTGGTTACTACAAACAAGAGGCTAGTGCATTATCTGATTATCCCAGTCACGTGCAGCCATTGGGGGCACGATTATTCATGCACTCATATCCTACTGGAATCGGCCCGCGTGCATTAGCAACAATCACGGAGTTCGGTAGACCAGGCTCCGAGATAATTACGCAGTACCACATGGTGTCCCTTAGCGAAAAATTGAGGGACCTTCTCTCCCGCAAGGAAATCAAGTCCTTCCATTATTGGTTGGGGGAGGACGTCGGCAAGGCGATGGAAATAACGCAACGTATAGCCGACCGAATTGCAAAGGGAGCGCCTAAACAGGAAATAGCAGAAGAGCAAAAACGCCTGGCGGAGCTTTTGGGCATTGACTTATCCAAGGATTTCGGTCGTAAAGTAGTCGAGAAATTGCAAGATATATTGGCGGATAGATTTTATCCCATCACAGTTGTACAAAGGCGTATACAGTTATTTGGTCCGATTGAGGGTGTCATTCATTGGCCGAGTGAGGTTGAGCACATTCAGTACTCTGCTCTTCCTGGGCTATCCACGGAAGTAGGTGCAATTCTGAGCAATTATTACCGCTCGATTCATCGAAATCACCTTGAGCCTCTTCAGCTCATGGAAAACGTCTACGTCGTGCGAGAGAAAGATTTGGCCCGATGGGCAGCAAAAAGGCCAGGGCCAACGCGCGCCGCTCTTGCTTTGATGTCAGCCACGGACGTATGGGCCAGCGAGCCCTATGCTGCATTGTCTCGCATCCCTTACCTGCCGGAGGAGGACCGGCCCATAAAGACTGCACGAGCGAAGGTAATCCCGCGAAAAATTAGGGAATTGTTCCCCGAAACGAGGGCCCCGCGTCATTATCCCAGGCTAACGCCACCTGATTCCGCGCAACTTGCTTTCTCGGAGTTCCACCCCTCCGCAGCGTTCGTGATGCGCCCAGTGAATGAATGGCCCATTCCGGAGGACGAGGCTCGCGAATTTCTCGCCAAATGGGAGCATCCCGACAAAGTCAATCTGTTGTCGCAAGAGGGCAAGACCCCATTTTTAGCCGTGAGCGAAGTGCAATCGGACATCGAACAAAACCCCGAAATGCGAAGGCAAATTGTCGTTGGCCACACAAAGCTCATCCAGAACAGCGCTGAATTCTGGCAGACCGTGGAAAAAGCCAACCGAGCGTGGGAGAGATTCTTCGCGACCGTCGAATCACTGCCAGACAGCAAGGCCGTTCTTAGCTTGTTCGAAGGTGGCCCCTTTGAGCTCGCGCGTATCAAAAAGGACCCGCTTGGGTTCTTGGGAACGCTCATGTTTTACACCTCCGGTGTGCCGGAACGGGATTTTTACCGGAGGGGTACCACAATTACTGTGAATGAGCTTACAGAGGCGCTTGTCCAGGCTTTGCTTGCTAATAAGCCATTCAGTTATCCTCGCGCGGGCGAGAAATTGCTCGACATCTTTCGTCGCATACAGGTCCCAAAGACACAATTGCTTACATATTTTGGCGACCCACTGACCCCAGAAGTTGCGCCGGACCTGGATGCGGCAGTTAAAATGATGATTCTCTCCCTCTTTAGCTCACAAATGGAGAATCACCCTCTTGAGGGCTACGTCCATTTTGTTGACCTAATCGCAAAAAAAGCTCTTACATCCGAGAAGTCACAAATAATGCCAACAATAGATGCTTTGGTCAACTTCGCCTGGGATGCTCTTAAGGCTTATGGCCCTAAGATTCCACCACAAAGCACGTCTATCCTGCACGCTTGGTCAGACCTGGCGACATATGACATGGAGTTCATCGGGGCTAAGGCCCGCGACATGATGGCGATGACGCCGTCGAATCAGGAGAAAGCGCGGCAGTTGAGCGAGATGATTCGAGACGTCCACCTCCAAGGAATTCTCCCGAAACTGCATGAAACGGCCAAGATGGTCTTCAATGCGGAGTACCGCCCGTGGGGTCTAGATTATCGGGACTTTGTCATTCGGCACGCATTCACCACTGCTTACTACTTAGAAGTCCCCTACGTTGGGTTCGCATCGGGAAGCGTCCCAGCAAGGCGTTGGGTCGCGGCAACTGTGCCGTTCGGCAGTCAAGTTCTTATCAATAGCGGTCCAGAGCAAACATTCCACCGTTTCAATATAAAGGCCAATGGTCAGCCTTCGACAGCATCACGAAGCCTGCTCAGGCGAGTAATGCCAAGGATAGAAAACGGCGAGCGGGATTTCTCGGTCGTTCTCAATGATTTCCGAGATTTTATGTCGGTAGGATATGCCTCCGCCAGATATGATGTTCTATATGACGATTTGTTGCTAGATAGGGTTCGAGCTCTATTGCGATACCACAGCGGTGCGCCAGTGGTCATTCAGGGTGCAATTGGCTTAACAAACATAGGGCGACTGGGGAAAGAGGGTGGATACTATTTGGTCCCAGTGCAGGAATTGGCGCCAATAATGCAGTACGCGAGCGCCAACGATACGGTCATCGAAGAACCAACGGCTGTTGCCTAATGCCTCGAATTGACGACGAAACCCTTAAATCTGCGCTTAGCACGCTAGCCGGTCGCACGCTCGAAGGAATTGCCGAGCCTGTGGCGACGGGCGCTTCCGTGCTCCGATCGCTTAGCGAACTAGCCTCGGGGAGACCGGCAACCGGAGGTGTGGCGCAGTACCTTGAGCGGCTGCCTCAATCTGTTGCGCAGAGTTTTGGACTAACTCCGTACGCCCAGGCAAGCGAACGGGAACAGGGGATTGCGAATCTTGTAGCTTTTCTCCCCGAAATTCTTGCCGGCGCTGCCCCTGTCCTGGGAATGGCCGTCGATTGGCAGGCTTTACGGAGGCCCTGGTTTGGCCTTAAGCCCCAGCATCCGAAGTCGCTTGTGCCTACCGGCATGGAGAATTTGAGCGAACAGGCGGCCAGAATCAGGTACCGTACTTTTCATGTTGACATACCTCAAGCTCACAAGAAAGCGACATTAAGACAACGCACAATTGTTACCACTCCGGTGGGAGCCGAATTAGGTCCTGAATCGCAAATCACGGAATCGGCCATTTATCCACCAGGGTTGAAACTGGTGATTGCCGGCACGGAGAGCGAAGGCTTTTGGCTTGAGCAGGCATTCGCCCTCGGGAAAGCGGCTCTGCAAGGAAAACGAATCGACAACATCATCGCGGAGTCTCCAGAAACCCAAGAGGCGCTCCGGTTCCTGCATGAGCAAGCATCGCGGAAGGATGTCCAGACCTTCTACCACTGGCTCGGGTCCGACCTCGGGACGGCTGTGAGCAAACTTAAGGACATGCTCGATGCACAAAAGCGCGGTGCCTCGCCCAAGGAAATTTCGAAGCATTATCGCGGCATCCTTGAGGCGCTGGGTCTCGATGCCTCGGCCTCAACAGACCAAATTGTGAAAAGTTTTGCCGAGCGCGTGGCGGACCGATTCGTGCCCATTCATATTCGAGAACGGCACGTAATCAAGGATTTGCCGGAGGCCCATAATGTCAGCGCAGCAGATGTGGAAACGGCTCAGGGACGGCATCTCCAGTACTTCCGGCACACCCCTTTTCCGCCATTCCACCATCATGTGTCGGAGGCATTGTACTGGGCTTATCGTACGATTCCCGAAGGCCGCGATAAAAACCCATTCCAAATGATTGAGCATGTGTATCAGGTGAGTCGCGACGACCTCTATCGGTGGGCGGCCAAGAGGGGTCCAGAGACTGACATTGCCCTGGTTGGGCCTGGCGTCAAACCTAAAAAGGCGCCAGTTGTATATTTTGGTACCCCCAAGATGATGGAGGCCGATTATGGGCAATTTCCTCAGAATTATGAACTGCGGGTAGCTTACGGGGGCAGCCTGTCAGTAGCCCGCTCTCAATTCGTGTCGGGAGTTCAGTCGCCGAAGCATTATGGGAATCTAACTTCGCCAGGTGCTGTTCAGCTCGCATTCAGCCACATGCACCCAAGCGCAGCATTTTTTGTGCGCAAGCTCGATGACTGGCCACTTACGGGGGAGGATGACAAGCTCTCGGAGTTCTTCTCCCTAACGACAGAGGAGGCCCTGGACCACAGAGTGTCTACTCGATTCGCGGAAGTTCCATTTCTCGCCGTTACGGAGGTGCAGTCGGACATCGAGCAAAACCCTGAGTTACGTCGCTTGCTGGTTCAGAACAAGAACCAGATGATGCAAATTTATCGTGAGTTCATGGAAAAAAGCGAGGTAGTCGAACGAGCATGGGACGACTTCGTGTATGGCGTTCTAAGGCAGCCAGTCTTTGCGCCTCTCAGAGAGATGACTAGAGGCACAGCATGGGACATTAGTCTCCTTGAAAAAAGGCCAGAGAAATTTTTAGCCACACTCATGCTCACAGCTCTGGCCGTCAAAAGTCCCATTTCGGCCTCAGGCATAGAGAAAATGAGCGACTTCGGCATCGGAGAGCTGATTGAAGCACTAGCTACGTACCACAAAGCGCCGCGCAGCGCTCCGATAGGCCAAAGAATTCCCTGGATGGCCAAAACTATTGGCATTCCGCGATTTTATAACGTTGCAACTGGATTGCTCGAACCAAACCTACCCGAGCAGGTTCGCACGCTTGTAAAGGCCGCACTCTTAAATCTGCTTGTGGACCCGAAAGAAGCCCCGCACGTTGTTATTAGACGAGCGCTCAGCAGATTTCTGGAAAATGTATTGTGGAAAAAACTGGACGAAATTGTGCGTTCGTTACAGGAGAAGCATGGCTTAAGCCTTTACGACGTTCTTAGTCAGAGTCACATCGACCCGTACGAAAAAGCGTGGTGGGAAGCCCCTGTTACACCAATAAGCGAGACCGAGCTCGAACGGATTCGCAGGGATGCGCAAGAATTTCTCTCTTACGTCTCCAAGACGCGCGACAGGATAGTGAATGCGCTCTTCAGGCCCTGGGGCATGGATTGGCGCGATATGGTGATTCGGGATGGTATCATCACCGCCAAGAAACTTGGTTTCGATTGGGTCGGGTTTGCATCGGGCGCAATCCCATCGTTGCGTTGGGTAGGCGCAATGGACCAACCCCGATTTTCCGCGCGAATCCTAGTTGAATCTCTAAATCTCGGAGAAAGTGTTGGGGGTACGAACATGCACTTCACCATTCCAGGCTTTTTGGAGAACGAAGTGGGCTACGCGCCACGGCGGCTTATACAAAGAATCGTTAACAAGCTCAAAGAAGAAGGGCGCTACACAGACCAGATAATGCAACGATGGACTCCGGTTAACGTGTGGATTACTCTATCCGATTTTCGCGATTTTATATCGGTTTCCAATGTGCCCAACTTTGAGGTGTTGTACGATAATTTGCTGTTCGATAGACTAATGACATTGCTTTCTCAGATGGGCAAGAACCGCCAGTCTATCTACGGCTCAATTGGACTTACTCACGCCACTGGCCATGCGGTTCTCGGAGGGTATTACCTGGTGCCCATCGACAAAGACATGCTTGACTGGGCACATTTTGCAAGCGCACAGGACACGCGAGAGCAAGAACAGGTGGTAGTCTGACATGCCTGAGAAAAAGCAGGGACTTCTCGATTATCTAACTAAGGCCGGAGCTCGTGGTGTAGAAAGCACGCTGGAGATTCCCGACGTTCTCGTTCAGGGGGTTTTCGGTGTGGGCAAGGGCCTGAAGGGCCTCCAGGAGGGGGCCGCTTCCCTCTTGGGGCAACCGAAGCCATTCCAAACAATTTCCATCCCCGCGGAGCCCATAGGCCTTGCGAGAAGATTCCGCGAGAGGGCTGGGCTTAAGCCCGTCGAACAACTCCCCGCAAAGGAAAGAGAAACCGAAGAGGCGAAGAAAACCCTTTTCGACCCGTTGAACTACGCTTTCTTCTTAAGCGAAGCAGCGCTCAAGAAGACTGCTCTCGCCGCTGCCATTGGCGGGAGCATGTTCCCCTATGAGCGATTTTATGGATTGGGATTCCGATTCGGTCACGAGTACCGTTCAATTGGGCTTGGTGAGAAATTCCGCCAGGCATTTCGCCAGTGGTTCAACAAACTTAAGCCCGATGAAGTTGCGGCCCTGATGTCACAAGACGTTGACCTTGATAAGGCAGTCAAATTCCTCATTGGCCAGCAAGATTTGTCTGGGGTGAAGGCGCCGCAAGAGCTGACGAAAGCCGCGCTGGATTGGGGGATTGCCGGCCTCAGCGAAGAAAGAGCAAAGGCAGTAGAAAAGTTCATTCGCGCCAAAGGCGGTGATGTTCGACCGCTATCAGGCGAAGTCGAGTCCGGAGGGTGGCTTGCAAGAACCGAGCGGCAACGACGAATTGGAAAACAAGAGCTGGAGGCGCGCCCGATTGCCGATTGGGTAGACACCATCGTAGACACGATGGACCTACCCGTTGTGGCGACTGCGTTCAATCCAGACTACAACTACGGTACGTATTACCTAGTTGCCCCAGAATGGGAACGACACGTGCGGTCTGGGCGAATCTACCCCGATACCGGCAGGGCAGTTGCCGTTCAGATACTTACCAAAAGCAAAGAAGCAAGAAGATACGAACTGCTGCACGGACTTCCGTTCCAGATGTACGAGAAGCTGCCCCGTGGCCACTATGAAAAATCGGCATTGAGCGCCGCTGGCCCAGTTGATGCTATTCACGCATCATACGCAATCAACAACATCTCTGTGTCGCCGTTCAAAAAAGCACTGCAAGAATGGGAGCATAATCGAGACAATCTTCCACTTGCGCTTGTCTTCGATGAGATTCAAAGCGACTTGGCTCAGAAACTATTCAGCAAGCATTCTGGGCAGCGGGGCCGAAGAATCTCGGCTGAGGCGACGGACATTTTGCCGTTCGGCAAGTACATTGAAGAACTCTTGCGAAAACCGCCTTCGCAAAAGACGTTGTTCCAGGAGTTTACGAGCGCACAATTTAGCGAATTAGCATATCAATTAAACGACGCATTAGATGCGCTCGTCAAGGTGATGCGAAGGATGGGCCCCCGAGAGCCAGAGGAATACGACGAGGAGAGTCTTAGGAAAATGGCCCGCACGGCACTTGGCCAGATAATGCTGGCTGCCAAGCTGAGCCCATTGGAGCTTCCGTCCCGTGCACGGTCTTGGAATGACTTGTTGCACCATGAATATCTAACCGCAGCCGTATCGGGCACGGAATCGACGAGCTACTACTTTCCTCACCCGACTCGGGCGAGCGGTGCAATTGATTATTGGGCGTCAATAGAGCGAATCAGGTCTAAGCCAGAACAACAAGATTGGTCCGTCTTTGACGAAATTGAACAAAAATTTCTGGAGGAGAAATTCGAGAAGGCGTATAACTTATTTATACCAGTCGAAGAGTTTCTTAGCGAATTGGCCACAGGCGAAATACTGGGCCTTCCGGAGAAATTGGCGCGCAAATCTGGATTCTCGGAAAAAGAGAAATTCAACCTCCTCGTCCAGTTGCAACCCCAACTGTCGATGCTGGCTGAGATGTCCAAGATGGGGACTGCTGGGGTGTATCCAATGCACCTGCACATCATCGAGCGTTCCTCCCGATTGGCTCCCCACTTTGCTGGACCTGTAATCGAAGGCAGCGGACCTTCCGAGACAAGGTTACTTCAAGATTGGGGCAAGGCGCTCGATGCAGTGAACGAGTACGCAACTTCCCTCTGGAAAGTGTATGACCGGCTTTTGCAGGAATTCTTCCGCCCCATCAAGCCCATCATCACTGAGTGGCCAAAAGCAATCGTCGATTCAATTTTTGCTTTAGATGAAGAAGTGAGGGACCTCATCGACAGGGGCGACATTCGATACATCGCGATACCAACACCGGAGGCCATTGCGGTCAAGTATCACAGCGCACAAGTGCGGCTTGCACCGCTTGAGATGTCGGCGTTTTGGCATAACCTCTACACGACTCCAGAGGCGGTAATCTCAAGACTCAGAAAGCTCCCCTATCGTCGCCACGAGCATTTGACAACCAAGGAGGCTACTGCGGACTTTCTAATTGAACTTAGCAAGGAGCAATTTACTCCCGAGTTAATCGATAACCTACGTTCCATTGGCTGGGACCGTTTGCAGACCATCGAGCAAGGGTTACCGCTTGGATTACAGTTTCGCTCTCGTTATCGCAGGCTCCTTCGCGCCCTCGATAGCTCCGAAATCCGTGGGATGGCTGGGGGGAAACGTGAACCAGAAATCGTTTCTGCAGCGATTTCCTCGTACCTCAAGTACCTTGCCAAACTTGTGCGTGCGGGGGAGGTGCCATTCACAGTACAAACAATTCAATCAGTTCCACACCTCGTGATTCCCACCTACGGACAATACGTTCCAACGCTGCTCACTTACGGCATCGAACCATTAGGGGAATGGGAGCATAATAGCGTACTAAGGGCAGTCGAAGGCATAAATTTTGAAAAAGCAGTGAATGCACTGACGATTGGTAGATTATACCACAATACAATTATACCGCTCCTGTCTGCGTATTTGAAGCAATTCGGATTCGTAAGAAGGGCCGAGCCGGCCTACTTGTTCGTGGACAGAGAGGTCTTGAGAAGAGTTAATGTTCTCAATCCCCCCGATTATCTGCCTCTAATCGTTTGGGAGAGACCATGATTCGATTCCTTCAGGAGCATTACTCGTCGCCCAACTTTCCGAATCAAGTCTTTTTCGCTGGCTCACGACTGGTGCTGTCTCCGATGCAATGGAAGCTCGTGGCGGTCGATGTAAGCGACTCCATTTGGGAAGCACCGGCCCGAATCACGAATTCCCCAGACGGACTTTGTTGCCAAATTTTCGCCGATGGTGTAGCACTAAACCCCAGTCAAGTGCTCGTTGTGGGACTGAATCCAACTAGAATCCGGTTGCAGAATCAGCCACAAGCTGTGTGGTCGATGCCTAGCTTCATAGCCTAAGATGCTTGTCACCCTGAATCCTCAAGCTCCGCCAGATACAGAATCTCGCTCCCTCGGGGCGATGAGAATCCGAGGGCTTACGCAATCGATTCTTAGGATTTTTGGCTTTTCTGGCGCTGCCTCGGAGAACTTCGAGCATCCATTCGAAATCGACCCAGCCAGTGGGCTTGTGACGGTGCGGGGAGACCCAGTAGACGACATGGGTATCTGCACCAAAAAACTGGCCCAGCACTTTGCTTCCAATGCCTCCACAAGCGCGCTCAACGCCGCAAAGGCGTACACGGACAGCAAAATTGGCTCACTGCCCTCGCAATTCCCCCTTCCAATTGTGCGGCACAAGGTTGTCAATACTGGGCCGACGACCGACGGAACGATGCAAAGCATCACGTCTGTTGCAATTCCGCTTCCGTCGTCGGGATTTTCTGAAAATGTCGTTGTGGCAAGTGGGATACTGAGCGCCATTCCCCCTGCCGCAAGCACGTTCAACCGCCTTTCTTATTTTCTTGAATTCTCCCTTGGCGGGCCCGTAAGCCAGCTAACCGTATGGGACAACCCCTGGCCCAATCCACGTTCGCAGCCGTACTTTTTGCACAACACGTTCTACGCCGTTCTTGGTAGAGCAACGGGGAACGTGAACGTGGAACTCAAAGTCTTCGGGGATGCCGGAATCGACCTTGACAAGCACCATCTGGTTGTTCAGCTCATCCCAGCCGATTATCAACTAGTCTGATAGTATGGCCAAGCTCATCAACATCTCGACCACTCAGCCGTTAATTCCAGACGAACTGAAGGGTGTTCTCCTGGGAGGCGTGGGGCAACTGCGGGAAGCGCAAACTGAGCTTCCGAGCCTTACCCAGCTTGCGCAGCAAACGCCCCTCTTGGATGTCCCTGGATTGACGGCACAAGAGACCGACATTCTCGGGCAGGCGCTTGGAATTCTTAGGGACCCAGCAATCTTTCAGTCCGCCATCCAAGCGCTCACCCCAATGCTAAGCGGGGCACCTGGCGCGGGTCCGCTGACTCAGGCGGCAATGCAGCAGTTTCAAACGCAAACGCTGCCATTTTTGCGCGCTCAGCAAGCTCTTCAGGGGCGTGGAGCAAGTGGCGCGCAGATGGACGCAATCTCTCGGGGCCTTGCGGAAATTCAACTCCCGCTCATGCAGTTCGACATTCAGAACCGCTTCCGTGCGGCTCAGATGCTCCCGAGCCTTGCAGCTTCGCAGGCGGGACAGTTGACTAGCGCGCTAGCTCTTGCGGGAATGCCGCGCGAAGTGGCGCTCCAACAGGCCAAAGCGAAGTTCGACCAGGCCATGAATGCTTGGGCCACCCAGCTTGAGACGCAGCGTGGCCCGTTGCAGATGCTGCCTCAGCTCATTGGTACCCAGACGAGAGCCACGTCTCACGAAACGAAGAATTGGGAAGACTGGCTCTCCACGGGGCTCCAAATCGGGGGATCGATTCTGAGCGCATTGGCGCTTTAGGAGACAAAAATGGGCTTGTTCAGTGACATTGGCGATTTCTTCGGTGACGTTGTAGGCGGAGCGGCGGACTTTTTGGGCGGCCTTTTCGGGGGAGGAGGCGGAGGGAGTAAAGGCTCCGGAGGGGACGCCAGTGCTCTTCAGCAACTCGGCCAAATCATGACTCAAACGGGTCAATTACTGAGGCCACAGACTCCGCCACTGTTCCCGTCCGTGCGAGAGTCGGAGAGAGGGTCAATCAAAATGGGACTTCCAACGAGCTCTCAGCCCATTGCGACTTCGGACCCCGCAAAGTCTCTGTACCTGGCATTGTACATTCTCAGCCAAATGATGAATCGGCCACAAGAACCCTTGCCTGGCCCGCCCGTCGGAATAAGCCCAGATTATGGCTACGGACCTGGATTCTACACTCCAATGCTCCGTCCGCCGTACTAACCTACTATGCTTGAGAAAGTTGGCCAAATCTTCTCAACTGCAATCGAGGCGCTGCCAAAAGCAGCCTCGAAGGCGCTTTCCAAGGACACGCTAAGAAGTCTTGGCGAAGTCATGCTCGCCACGAGCGCCGGCCTCGGAAATCCGGCTGCTCAGAAGCAGTACGCAGAGATTTTCCAAAGAAAACTGGAAAAGCGAGAGCAAGAAAAACAAATCCAAGAGCTTGCCAAGGGCCTTGAGCTTCTGGCAATGACTCAGAACGAGAGACTCTCGCCACAGGATGCTCTCAATCTCGCTCGCGCCTTCGGGCCTGCGAGCGTTCAGCTCTTGCTGCCCCAGTATCTGAGGGGCCGGACTGGGATTGTGCAAGTTCCGCCACCAGTGTTCGGTGGGGAACCAAGGCCGATTGGGCCCCAAGCTCAACAGACGCTTGGACTTCCGTCTGGAACACTTGGCAACATTGCCACGTCGCTTGCGATGCAAGAGGCGATGCAGAAAGGCGAGCCGTTCAGGCCCGAACATGCGTGGCTTAAAATTCCCGAGGCCCTCATGCTTGAGTCCGAAGCGAAGGCCATGCAACGGCAGCGCGAGGGAAAGAGCCAAGGCCAGGCGAGCCAGAGAGAGAGATTCCTTGAGAAAGCCGCAGCCGAGCTTGTGCAGTCTGGACGCGGTTGGGTCGATGTTCTTGGGAATCCACCGCCACCAGAGTTACTGCAAACAGCGACCGTCCGAGAAATGTTCGAGCACGGGTATCGGCTTCTCGGGGCCAATGACCTAAAGAAAGTCAAAGCGGCCACTTCGGCTTTGAACATGATTACGCAAGTGGCGCGCGCCATTGCTGCAGCCGAGATGAACGGTTGGCTTGTGCCCATGACCGCTAAAGGTGCTGCTGAGCGGGCGATTCAAAGGGCAAAGCTCAAGGCCCTGGCAGCCGTAACTCAGGACCCTGTGCTCCAGCTTCTCAAGAATGCCAAGTCTGAAATTATCGGGCTAGGCCGGAACGTGTATGACGAAATCGGCATGCGCGCGATTGGGGCGTTCGAGGGCCTCCAAAAAATGGTCGAGCCTGGGGAGGTCGATTACGCAAGCGCCTGGGTCAACCTCATGAACATGGACCATCTTGCTCGTAAGACGCTCCAAAACGTTCTTGGAACCGAGAATGTGCCGCTATCGCGCTATCCAGGGGCTGCGTGGCTTCCGCCGCCTGCCGCTGTGGCAACTCCAGAAGGCAAATCTCAGCTTGCAAGAAATCTCGGCATCATCAACCAAATGACGATTCAGGAGCCAACAATTGCAGGGCAGCGAGAAGCGCTGTCTCAGGGCCAGGCAGTACCCGTTGCGCCAGCTTTGCCGCAAGCACAGCCACAGGTTCAAATTCAGCCGCAAGTTCAGCAGCAGCAAGCGCGGCCCGAGTCGCAGGGTGCGCCGCAAGGGCCAACAGCCCCTGGCGCGCCGACGCCGAACATTACCAACGAGCAAAAGCAAAGAATCCTGAACATCATTCGTGAGCTTCAGATGCGGCAAGGAGCCCAATAATGCCGCCGGTAGATGCAGAATCCTTAGCTGAAAAGGTTGTCCAGCAACTCCAGTCCGACCCCGAGCTGTATCGGACCTTCGCCCAGCTCGACCCAAGGCTACAAAGCCAGCTGATTGAGCGGCTTATCCAGGAAGAGCTGGCCCAAGCGGGAGCATCGCCACTCGAACGCGGTGCGCCAATCGGCCCGCAGGCTGAATTCGGGCTTGCAGCGCCGAGACCGACTACCGCTGTACCATCTGCGCGCACGGAAGCCGAGCGGATGCTCGGAGTTCACCCAGAGAGCCAACGGGAGCCTGGAGTATCGCTTGAACAAATCCTGGACAACATCATTGGCTCATTCACAGCGGAAGAAATGGGCCAACTTAGCGGGCAAGCGATTGTCGATGTTATCCGCAAGAAACTGATTACCTCCAGCCTACCAGGGTGGCAGGGCCGAGCAATTGCGCTTGCTCTCAACATCCTGCCCGTCGCAATGCGGGCAATGGTTGCCGCTGGAAGAGGAAAGGACGTCGGGGCCGAGATTGGGCGAGGAGCTGTCGAGCAAGCATTTTCCGCCGGCATGGCCGGTCTCATGACGCGGTTAAAGCAGCCGAAGGCAGATACCGAACGGCTTCGCGACATCATTCGCAAGTGGTTCCCAGAGGCAACGACTGGAGCATCTGCCCAAACTCTTAAAAGGTCCCCAAGTCTCGTAAGAGAAACGCTTGGGCCGCTCTACTACGGAAGCCAAACGCTCAACGAAGCCATGAATGCCGAGCGCCAGCGGGCTTTTCAGCTTCTTAAGCAAAAGTTGGGCCTTGCCGAAGATGCGCCCCTCATGGTCGATGTGAGCGATGTCTTCCGAAAGTTCGGGGACAAAATCGAAGCCAACTTCTCGCATTTGATGCCCAACAAAGTGGTCATCGATGCAGAAGGGGGTAAAATCGTAAAACTTCCGATTGAAGAAGCTGACGAGCTTCTTTCTGCCATCATTCATTACACGCAGGGAGCGGGCAGGCTTGCAGAAGCGCGAAGCCCGACTCAAGTGCATCTTACGCAATCGGTTGCCCGAAATGTAAGAGACAGCCTTTCGAACGTAATCGAGTCTGCCCTCTCAGCAGAACCCGAGGCGCTTGAGCGATGGGCGGGCGCGAGAGCCAAGCAGTTCGCGTGGCACACGCTTAGGCGACTAACTGGAGTAGAAAGCAAGCCAGAGCTGGCTCTTACAGAAGCGGGCTACTGGAACCCCGCAGTGACGCAAGCGAACATCCGTATGTCGCCGGCCCTTGCCAAGCAACTTGAAGGGACGTCGAGATACGACCCCAAGTTCACCCAGGAACTCATACGTGCCATCTATCGCGGCGCACCGGCATTCTCTCAGGACGCGCTCGAAAGAGCGTATCTTCACACCTGGATGCACCCGAAAATCGGAAAGGCGCCAGTGACCGGTCTCTCGTTCAACCCAACCGAGGCAGGAAGGATATTCCGCCGCATTCGAGGTACGCCAGATTTTCGCCGCCAGCTCCCGTGGGGAGTGGGCTTTGCGGCCCTTGTAGGTTCTGTGACTCCCAGCGAAACCGGTGAAGCTCAAGCGCCGGTGGGCTTTGGAATGGAAATGCAGCCAGGAGTTACGATGCCAGTCATCATGCCGTCTTCCTCATCTCCCACTTCGGCTCCTGGGTCCTTGGAGCCGATTCCTGTCCCTGTCCCAAGTATCCCGCAAAAACCGACTCCGTTGCCTCCGTTTCCTGGCGGGAGAGCCTCTGCTGTGTCGCTAACACCGGAGGAAATGCAGGCTCTTGCGAATCTTCTTGAGTCAGTTAGGTGACATGGACGAGAAACAGTCGTTGACAGACCTTCTTCTGTTTATCGCTGCCTTGATTGCCATCGGCATCCTTGGCGGCGCAGCAAGGGCATTCGTCGAGTGGTCGGTGCAACCACGACCGTTAGTGTCCGCAATCGGGCAAATTTTGACAAGCATGTTGGCCTCGGTCATCGTAGGCATGATGGTTCGCGAGGCTGCCTACATGTACCCGAACGTGGCATTCTCACTGGCTGGCCTTGGGGCCTGGGCTGGAATCGAAGTACTTGACTTGCTTGCGAAAATCCTGAAAAAGAAACTTACGAGGTACTTGACATGAACATCTCGTTCGACCCTCGAAACGTCTACCGAGGCCCAATTACGACGTTCCTTGGCGCAGCAATTTCTGCGGGCATTGTGCCGGACAAGTGGCCAGAAACACCAGAAGAATGGGCACGGTTCATTGCGGCCATTATCGTGCTCATTCTTGGGGCATTCCTGAAAATCAACACGGATAAGTAAGCATGGCCTGGCTTGCGATTCTCTTTCTCCTCTTTGCGCGCGTGTCGGCTGCCCAGGTCGAGTGGATTATGGGCGGCACGAGCGTGTTCCCAGCGCCTACGTACATTCTGGGGGTGAGTTCGTACGCCGGCAATCTGTACGTTTCAGAAAGAGTGCAGACGCCAAGCGGCAATGTGATTCGGCTTTATCGGATTGCCGCTGACGGAAGCATCGCTCTCCAGCAATCCCAAATCCCTGCGGTCTATTCGAGCCTCTTGGTGATGCAGGGCGTGATTCTTGGTTTCAAGGGAAGCCAAACGGATGTCCTCGATTTGAATACTGGCGCCCTGATTAAGACCATCAGCCCAGGAGCGGGCGAGATGTCCTTCTCGGGTACCGATTACGGAGCCAATCAGGTGCTTCTTGGCAACGTGGCGTTCTACCAAGCATCGCCGCTGAATTATCGGCTCCACCTCGTCAATTTGCAGACTAATTCCGTGAGTCCAGTCCCATTCTCGAACCAGCCGAACGATTTCGGCTGCGAGCCTGGGCCGTTTTCGAGTTTCAAAATGTGGGGCTTGTGGGACGTGGACAAAGAAAGCCCGAACCGGATTTACACGACCGACCACACGTGTTCGGTGGCATGGGTCATCGATAACACAACGAGTCGGGTCGATGTGTTCGCTGGGACTCCGTGGGGCAACACGAACGGGTCGCTCACGGTCGGGCAGAATCTTGCCAATGCGCAAATTGCTCCCCGTGGCATCGCCGTAGTTGGCACGGATGTATACTTGTCGCCCAACAGCACGGCAGCGGGCACGCAAAATTTTCTCGTGCGCGCAAGTCGGACGGGCCAAGTGCTTGAGATTCTAAGCGCCCCAAGTTCCGACTACCTGGAATACATTCCGCCTTACTTGTACGGCGCTCGCCGCACAATGGGCGTGTGGCGAATCGCGGTTGGTTCGGTGCCAAGTTCGCCCACACCAACGCTTACATGGACCCCAACGAGAACGTTCACGCCCACTCCGACGCGAACGTTTACTCCTGCCCCACAGGGGACACCTACGCCAACAGCCACACCGACTCAGACCCGCACTCCAACGAACACGCCGACGCCTGGCGGTCCTGACGCCTGCACTCTTGCAACCCAACTGAAAAACATGGTATGTGGCAATTGAACTAAGGAGGTTTCGAAGCCATGCGTAAAGTCCTTCCGGTCCTTCTTGTCCTGCTTTTCGGAATGCAAGCTCTGGCAGCCGACATTTACATCCCAGGCTCCGCCCTAAGGCCGCTTCTCCGCCAAAACGTCGAATGGGGCCAATTCGCTGAGCGGGTTTTTGGTGTTACGGGCCTTACGCAGAGCGGCACTCCCCCGCTGTTGACCGACTACCGATTCAAGGGCATTGAGATGCCGTTCGTCAATGCTGGGCTCCGTGGATTCGAAGCCCAGTACAAGTATACTGGGTGGACCAAGGTCAAAGAAGTCTGGGTTCAAATGTACAGAGTGCCTGGGGGTCCCAGTGGCGGAAAACTCTGTGTACAGGCTGCCAATTACGTTGTGCAGCATCATTACCCTGCCGTATTTTCTGTCACGAATGATTTTAACTACCAAAATACGGATGCCGATAGATTTTCTGCGCCTATCCAATCCGGAAAAATCCCAATGATTAACGGAGTGTATACGGTCGCGAGCGTTCTCGACGTTTATAATATCACTTTCAAACTGAAGGACCATGCGGACAGTGGCACTCTTGTGGACCTTAACGCGAGCGGCGGAAACCCGTTCGGGCAGGGCAATCTATTTTGTCTGAACAATGCGCTTTTCAACCCCGCCAAGATTGAGCTAACTGGCGAATGTCGAGTCGATACTGACCTCACTGCTCAGCAGCGGGCAGACCTAATCAATGCCCTAAAAGGCGCTGACGCGATTTTTGAGTTCGTGTCATATGACCCATTCTGCACCAACGATTACCAGGGTACGATGTTCGCTACCGGTGTCCGCCTCACCGTCGAATAACTCGACGCTGTTAAGGGCAATGCTTGTGTGTCATGCGCTATGGCGGCCACCGGCTCGCTCCATGCTGTCTGCTTAGTGCGCTCGTATTTCTGCTGAGCGCTCATGTTGCTTCGGCCCAAACTGCAACGCCCACGCCGAGCCCAACTCCGCTTGCGGGGGATTTCTTTCTCGTCGATGAGCTTACGCCCACGCCGACGCTCTCGCCAACGATTACGGCGACGCCGACGATTACTCCCACGCCCACAGTCACAAGCACGCCAAGCAACACTCCGACCCCAACTCTTCCGCCAATTCCGTCGGGTGAATTTCCGGCGGTAATGTGGCTCCAAACTCGGGCTGATTCTGGCGTTACTCGTAGATGCTTCACCAATGAGGGCATCGATGGCTGTGACTACCTAAGTTACTGGAGCCACGGTATCGCTCTGCCAGCAATCAGAGTTCGGGGCTTCGAGGTCGTTTGTAATCCAGCGGCGGCGGGGGCAACTGTCACAGTCGTCAAGAACCAGGCGTTTACGGACCTGAAGTGCGTTCTCGACTCGACAGGCTATTGTCGCGCGGAGAAAGGAATTGATTTCCCCACGCTGGCGAATAATTACGCTAGTGTATTCAATTTGCGTATTGATTTCGTTGGCCTCTCCCAGAGCGTTGAGTGTAACGCGGCAGTCTGGATGACGAAATTGGGGAGCGACACTTTAAGCCCCGATGTCTACCCGCTGCCATTCCTTGCGTTCCGTGGACAAAACAACCGACCGAACCCATCGAGCTTCGGACCAATGAATGTTCCGTCTGGCGGGGCCGATGCCGGAACTTTCGCTGGCCTTCCTTCAAGCTCTTCAGTCATAACTCGGGGAGCAGTGTTTTACTCCATCCCTCTGTCGCTGGAGGCATTCCGGTTGCACGGAGAACCGACATCCCTCATCATCACGAACCCGTTCAGCGTCACGAAGAATTTGGACCTCACAGACCCGTCTGGTGGCACTAGCTGTCTAAGCGGGTCGCCCCAGATGAACCAAAATGTCTTCAAAAGTTCTTCTCTGCCTGGTTGCATCGTTGGCACGAACAACCGGCTGTACTTACAGGGCAATGCCAGCACAAGCTACGGGATTGTCGGGGCAACTATCGACGTGCTTCCCACTCCAGGAAAAGTGCAGCCGTGGACAATTGGTTCGTTCACTGGGTCGGGCGCTAAGCCGGAGTGGAGCCTCCCTGGCGGGTTCATACCATCGGCTCAATCGGTATACCAACCGCTTGCACCAGTGGGTGTGAAGGGCCAGTTTTTCAACCTTCGTGTGCAGCGAGAGACCCCGCCACCGACGCCGGTCGAGCTGCGCGTCTGTGTCCAGCCCTGCGCCACTAGGACGCCAATCCCATTCTCCTCCTGTTCGGCAGCAACGTCGTGTACTGTATCGTCCAGTCAGCCCATTTGCTCTTCGAGCGGGGTCGTGAATGCCAATCAAGGGGATTGTGCATTCGTCAAGGCGAGTGACAATTTCTCGCAGGGGGGTTCCTACATTGTTGCGCTTGCCTTTCGAGAGCAGCTTCCAACCGACACACCTACGCCCACCGTCACGCCAACGCCGACCCCAACGCGGACGCCTACCTTTAGTCCCTCTCCGACCGATACTCCCACACCGACTGCTCCGCCCGCAGAATTCTTCCTTCTGAGCGAAGAAAGCCCGACGCCTAGCTTGACAAGTACTCCGACGGGAACTCCGACTCGAACGACTACTCCGACTGCGACGCCAACGCGGACGGGAACCGCAACTTCGACAGCACAGCCGACTCAAACCCCGACGGCAACTCCGGTGGTAGCTGAATTTTTCCTGCTGGACGAAGCAACCGCTACGCCCACTGCGTCCGAAACGCCGACTTTCGCGCAAACTTCAACGCTGACTCATACTCCCACGCGCACCGCAACTAGTACCCCAAGCAGAACCGCCACTACTACTCCCACCCCTTCTGCTTCTGTTGCAACTCAGACACCGACGCCAACCCCAACAGTCCCGCCAGCCGACTTTTTCCTTGTCAGCGAAGAAACTCCTACACCAACTCTCTCGCCTACGCCGACGCCAACAGGCACTTTGCCAACGCATACGCCAACGAGGACTCCGACTTCAACCGGAATCCCGACCCCAACGGCGCCTCCAGCTGACTTTTTCCTTGTGAGCGAAGAAACTCCTGCACCGACGCTTTCGCCCACGCCAACTCCGACCGGAACTTTGCCAACGCATACGCCAACCAGGACTCCGACTTCAACCGGAACTCCAGGTCCAACAGCGCCCCCAGCCGACTTTTTCTTCCTTGTCAGCGAAGAAACTCCTACACCAACGCCCTCGCCTACACTGAGTCCGACGGGCACTTTGCCAACGCATACCCCAACTGGAACTCCGACCCCAACAGCGCGCCCAGCGGACTTCTTCTTGGTAAGCGAGGACAGCCCAACGCCAACTAGCGCGCTAACCCAGACGCCAACTCACACCCGAACTCCAACGCCAACGGGCCCAACCCATACTCCTACCATCACGCCAACTCGCACTCCGACTCCTGTCGGAACTCATACGCCAGCGAGTGAGCCGTTCTTCTTGACCGACGAAGATACCCCGACGATTACTCCAACTCCAACGGAGACGCCAACCGGACCTACTCATACCCCGACCAACACCCGCACTCAGACTCCGACTCGGACACCGACTTTGACGCCGACAGTCGGCTCGCCCACGCCCATCGATTTCTTCTTGGTCGATGAAGGTACTCCGACCTTGAGCCCGACGCTAACTGTTACACCCACTGCGCCAGGTCCGACTAGCACGCCAACTCGAACCCCGACAGCAAGTCCTACGCCTACAAGCGCAGGCATTACTTGTCCGCCAAATGCTCAATTGTCCTACATCACATTTGCTGGAAATAAGATGAGAATGAGCGTGAGCGGCACTGGCTTAGGCCCGACGGTGTCGGGAACCTCGCCTTCTTGTCCGACCGGCGGGCAAACTGAAAGCACATGCGAGGTGCCAAAACCAATCTGTTATTATGCCACTTATGAGTGCTGCACGGCAAATTACATCACTAAGGAAATTACTATCGAACCAGACTTGAATTGTGCCACATGGGTCAATCCACCGCCGCCAGGGTCCATTGTGTGTGGAGTCACGGCAGGATTCCAGGGGGTCGGTGATTACTGGGGAGCTAACCCGCCGCTTACAGGTGATTGGGGAATCGAGGAGCTCGCCCTAGAAATCAACGGCACGCGGGGACCAGACGTAGTTGCATTCAACCGCCCGTACTGGCGAAACCAGTGGAACAACATGTACCCGACGTCAGACCAAACCAACTATTCCAGGTACATTCCTCCGGACGTGAGCCCTGGCCATCTGACTCCTGTCTGGGGAATCAATGCCCTTCTTCCTGCGGATTCGATTCTCACTCAAGGCGGCATCAAGCTCCATTATCGAGTGAGCTTCATGGGGAGCGCGCCGTTTTCTGCAAACGTCAATTATCGTGGCAGTGAAAGCCTAGCTGTCTATTGGTTCATTCCGACGCCGACACCCACGCCCCTGCCGGAAGCGTTCTTCTTGATGAGCGAAGAAGAAATTCTGACGCCCACTGCCACTCCTACTCCGACGCCCACCGAAGAAATAGTAATCGAATTCCCGCCGGAAGGCCCAGGACTCGGAACACCAACCGAAACTCCAACGATAACCCAGACCCCCACCATAACCGAAACGCCAACCGAAACGCCGACACCACTTCCTACGCCCACCGGCGGCATCGTGTGTCAGCCGTTCCACGAAGAAAGCGACTTCTGGTGCGACTTCTACGGGCAAGCCTGTGGCAAGCGCTATCAAGATAATCTGGACTGCTGCGTGAAGCTCATGGCGAGCCTCGCAACGGGTAGCAAGCTAACTCTTGCACTCGGATTCCTGTCTCCTGTTGAGCTCAAGGGCTCGCATTCGGAAAACATTGCGACGTGGGTCACGGCCAGGAGAATTTTCGATTCGCGGCCAATCCATGCGCAAAGCACGATGTCCACTGACGCAACGAATACCTCGAACCTGTTCACGACTTTCTTGCCAGGAGAGTTCAGGATGTGCGCTGGTGGACAGACGGGATGCCAACCGAAAGAACTCTGCCTCTTAGAGACCTACAACGCCCGCATGATTGGCCTCGGACTCTCTCCAGGCTCGCAGGTGGTGCCTAACTATCGCCCGCCACACGTGGTGTTCGGAACGCCCACGCCCTATACTCCGACACCAACGCCAACAGTTACGCCAACCAGGACACGTACGCCTACGCCGTAGTGGCCTCTAAGTAGAGCAAATGTCGGCAGATAGACGCATGTGCCGACATTTGCTTAAGCGAAGCAGGGGGCAGCCGCTGCGGTTCCGACTGCCCCCCAGGGGGTGAGGGGGAGTACCATGCGTGAACAGGCATGGTCCCTTGGTGCGGTTGCTATAAAAGCATAACTTGCGAGTTTTGTCAAGCTACCGAGCGCACTGCAAGGCAAGACTCCGGAAACTTTCCGTGGTTTCCTTGCATTTCTCGGCAATCTCCCCAGCACTTCGCATGGGCACGAGAAGAAGATTGCAATCCTCGACCACGCGAGTGACGGTTCCCATGAACTTCTTGTAACTCAGAAAGAGCTCATCCGCGTGAGGCTCTAGCTTGCAAGCCTCAAGCGCCCTCGTGCCTTCAATCAGCGTGTCGAGACAGGTTCGCGTGAGCTCTATGCAGTCAACGCTCCCTGCGCTTGCGCGATAAGCTCCGACGCCGATGGATGCGACGGCGACCAACAAAGCGAACGATAAGGACAATAGCCGCATGGGTAATTCTCCTTCTTCTCGTACGGGCGCTCCGGCAATTCATCAGCCAGGGCCACCGAGATGTTCCCCTTGATTTTTTCCCACCGCGCCTCCGTGCTCGGGACAATCCCGAAAATTATCTTACTAGAGTCGCGATGGCAGCCAATCACAATGGCCAACGGGACGCCCTTTGCCCGCATGTACACTTCGAGCTGGTCCTCATAGTCGGAAAAATCCCCAGCCAGAAGGCGCTCGAATTGAAACTGCCCAATGCTTTTTACATCAGCCGGAACAACAATTGGAATTGTACTCTTGACAAAATCATTATGTGCAGTGTGTAGTACAACACTCACCTGGGGAGCGTCCCAGATGCGCATGCGCTTGGGGCACGTGGCAGAGCCCAAGATTCGTTCATCCAACACGAGATTCAAATCCGTGTAGATGCGCCGTCCAGAGGGAAACGGACTTGGCGCCTCTAGTTGCTCCCCAGGGAGGCTTAAACCGGTGATGTCAAGAGCCGTGACAAGTAGTTGTTCAATCTGTTCGCCAAGGAACCGGCGAATGACCCCGAACGAGCTTTCCGCGTCTGTAGGCTCGACCCCGTGCTCGCCGTACCAGAGACGGCGAACACACATGCCGGCATTCCAGGCCGAGATTCTGCGAGCAGAATTCGGCTCTACTGCATTGGCAAGCGCGCTCTCGATTAGCTGCTCAATCACTTTCCAACCCTTTCTTTTTCGATTCTTTCTTTTTCTTTGTTGAGAACCGCCCAGTACGCCATGAGCTCCACGAGACTTGCTTCCGCAAGCGAACCGCTGGGAAGATGCTGCCGCCTAAGCTGGGCCACAATCATGGGCTGGGTGCGCAAAAGCTCTCGTTCAATCCTGAAAATGTCATTGCAAATCTTGTTTTTGTCTTCAATTGACTCAGCTTGTTGTCTAGTTTCTTGTTCAGGCTCTGGTTCAGGTGCTTTTTCTGGCTCACTGAAAAGTTCCTGTTGAACCAACTTCTTCCGCCCCCGAGTGCTCTTGGGCGCTGCCTTGCGTTCGGGCTCAGGCTCCGGCTCTGGTTCCGGCTCAATCACGACTTCCGGCTCATTCGGCTCGGCTTCTTCGCCTTGAGCCTGGGAAAGCATGGCCTTGAGCTTCGAAACGTATATCGTGAGGTCCATATTGCCAGAAACGAAGCTCACTTTGTGTGCTTCGCGAAGTGCCTGAAAACTTTCCCCCGTTGCGTCGTGAACCTTGCGCTCTAGCTCCTGAACGCCACGAAGCAGCTCGTCGTCGTACACATGCTCCGCGTGAATCCAGTACTCTTCGGGGGGAGCATTCGGCTCGGGCTGCTTTTTGGCAGCCTCCGTGGCGCTCAGGATTTCGTTCTGGGAAGACTTCTCGGCCTGGGTAGTGGTAGACCCTTCCCCGAGGGTAGTTTTCGCTTCCTGGGCCATTCGGAGACGCTCCAGGGCCCCTCTCGGGGCTCGTTTCTGCGTGGCTTCGAGTTTGGGGGCCTCTTCGTCGCTCGATTCGTCGCCAATCTCCTCGATTGTCGGACCGGACGGGCAGGCTTCGGGGAATGCCCGACGTAGGGCTTGGGCTTCGGCGACTTTGGCCAGTTGGCCGCGTGGCCTACGGGCCCACATCGGGGAGATGGCTCCGGTGGCATCGAGGTTTACGCATTCGTCCCAGTATTCGATAGCTTCGTAGGCTCTCGGCTCTCCGTGCTGCCAGCGAAGCACGAGACAGCGAACCCACGGCGGGACGCGAATTTCGAGAGTGTCCGCGTAGCGGTTTCCGCGCCCATCGCGCCGCCAGAACTTGTATTGCTTAATTTCATAGCTTTCCTCAGGCGGGAATTCGAAGCGCACGCCGACCATTTCGCCGCTTCGTTGCGCTCGGATGCGATGCAGCGCGATGCCAGGGATGATTTGCCATTGGCCAGCGATTTTCACGACGTGCACGGGCCTCAGCATGATGTCGATGCCCTGCACAGCGCAGTAGTCGAGCGCTAGGCCAACGATGTTTTCGGGCGCCTCAGGCCACCACATGGTTTTGGCGAGCTGAATGAGCTGGGCGCGAGCTTCGCCACGCGGGGTTGTTGCCACAACGTCTGCTTTCATTGCGCTTATCCTCCCTCTGGTTTGGTGCGCGAAAAATATCACCAGTGCGCAAAATTGTCAATAGGCCCTTGCTTAGTGAAGCGATTGGCCGTAAAAGAATCAGCCATGCCGAAGAAGCATCAGGCCAAGAAAGTCGTGAAGCCGCCGCGCAAGAGGATTGGCGTGGTGGTGGAATTTAGCTGGGCGCGCTACGGGCGGCTTCAGCGCTGGGCGCACGCGCAGGGTAAGACCACGGCGGAGATGATTGCCCAGGCGATTACTCTTGGCCTTACGATGCTCGGCGTCATTCCGTCGCTTCCGCCGGAAACGGTCGAAGCGCCGGAAATACCCAAGCGGCCTGATGACGTAGCACTGAACGATACTTGGTTCGCTCTCGATTAGCGGGCTAATTTTCTTTTGGGGAGGGTAGGGGATGTACGAGTGGCAGACGAAACTCACACGCATCAACGGCGAGGCCGTGTCTTACTCACGCGCTCTCGCTCGGCTTGTCGGCGTAGGCCCAGCGATTGTTCTCAAGCACTTGGGTGAACTCGAATTCCAGCCAGGTCCAGGCGGCGCTTTCTTTGCCGTTCTGGAGCCAGAGCGAATCATGGACCTTACAGGTCTCGGTCGGGCAGAAACGCTAATGGCTCTGGAGTTACTCTCCCGTCACCAGATTCTCGAAAGTCTCGGAGGATCCGTTTACGCAATTCACCCAGAGAAGATTATCGCGCTAATCGAAATGGCTCCTGTCGAAGCTGAAATTGTGAGCGAAAAAAGAAGAGGGGAAGACCAACGAGGTTGTTCGATAGAACAACCGAGTTGGTCTTGGGGTGATGATTCATTGGGGGTAGAAAAGGGGGTACAAGATAGAGTAGGGGTAGAGACAGAAGTGGTAGATAGGGGGGTTATAGGGGGGGAAGAAGGAGAAGAAAGGGAAGGGGGAGAGGAAGAACTAGGGGGAGAAAAGGGGGTGTGTGCAAAAAAAATTCAGTCGCGCAAAATTTTGGAAAATAGTCGGCTAATTTCGGCGAATCAGAGCCCAAAAAGCACGCAAACTAGTCAGATAATTCCTGCGCAGGCAGGCAAAAATCCTAGCGCGCTATGTCTGGGAATGGGAACGGCCACTCACTCTGTCGTGGATGTCTCTCCGGAGCTGCCCAAGCCGAAGAAAAATCCAGGCAAGACGGCAGAGAAAATTCAAAAAATACGTAAGCAAAATCTCGAAATAATCACATCTTGGCTAGACGACGAAATCTCTCAACTAGAGCGCGAAGCCGTCCATCGCCTTGTCCCCGAGGGATACTCCGGCAAAATCACATGGCTCACTCCGTACGCCATTGTCTGGGATTCGTATTTTGGGGCAAAGGCGCACAGAATCATCATCGGCCAATGCGCCCGTCACTTCCGCGAAATTCATCTGCGAGCTGTACAGCATGGCGCGCTTGATGAATTCGTGGCCGCATGGGCTGAGTACGTAGGCACGTGCTTCCGAGCGAGAAAAGACATCCAGTACATCTCGCCAGCGAAGTTTGCATCGACGTATAAGTACTGGGTTGACAAAGTGAGAAAAAAGCGTGTATAAAGGGGGCAAAAGAATGAACGATTGGACTAAACAAAGCGTTGAACTAACTGTTGAGCAAGCCGGTCTAGAAGACGTTGCTGGCGTTATCGCGCGCCTGCTCGAAGCTCTTGGTGCGCGAAATTCTTACGAAATTGCCGAGGCTTACGCCGAGGCTGTCGGCGACATCCCGAAAGGCCTTGTCAAGTCAGCGTGCGCCCGACTGTTAAGAACGGCAATGCGGCACGTTCCAAAGCCGGCGAGAATCAGACTTGAATGCGCAAAAATTTTCTTTGACTGGAAATACCCGAGCGCCGAAATCGCATTCGTGAACAGAAGACAGTACAAAGAAGTTAGCGAACTAGTTTCCGGAAGCACTTACGTTGGAAACTACGCAAGCGAGTGGAAAAAAGTTTATAAAGCGGCTGTAAAGCAACTTTACAGACAGGCCTTGGAAAAACCTTTCGGCGAATGGCAGTCGATTCCCAAGAGTATCGGCGAGTTTCTCGCTCGGAAAAGTCGCAAGGCAGAAATCCGAGCTCTGCCGTATCGCGCTAGTGAAGAAGAGCGGGAAGAAATGCGGGTGGCCTTCCGTGCTTTGGCAGAGAATCTCCGCTACAAGGTCAGCGCGTAGGGGGGCTCGGCCAGAGGCGCGTGCGGAAGTATCCGCGCTTGACGAGGTAGCTCGTAACCCAAGTGTAGTCTTGGTGGTAGAATCGAGCCAGGTGCCACTTGAGCGCCCAAACTTGCGTCTCTGTGGCCTTGCTTTTCACGTCTTCGGCAACAAGTGTCCCTTCCGGTACTCCGGCGATTACGTTCGGCGCTTTCGTCCGGTAGATGAAATCCACAATCAGGTGCCGAGGTGGGCAACCGTCTGGAGTCACCGGAAGGGGAAATTGGCACGCTAAGTCTGAAATTTGTCCGGCGCGTTCGAGCAGTTTCAGCTGCTCGTACCGGAGGCGCTCGGCCTTCGAGTCAAACCCGAGTGTTGGTGCCGCTCGATACTTGTTCATGAATTAGCTGCATAATCAAACTAGTGAATCCGCACAATGATATGGTCCCGTATCCCCATTGCACGTGGCGGGCAACGGCAGTGGCCAATGCTTCCAGGGTATTTTGAGGCCAAGTGTGAGTCGCAGAGCACAACTCACGACAAACTGAGACAATTGCGCCCCGAATTCCATCGGCGTCCGGCTTTGGTTTTCCGGCGATAAGGCACTCCGATACGGCGGCGTCAGGAGTCTTGCCCACGCCATAGTGGTAGCGGGTTTCGGCGATGTACCACGGTCCGCAAACGGGATGGAAGCGTTTTCCGAACCTAAGCCAGGTCACAACGGCGCCGTGGTTCGGTCGGACAATCTCCGTCACAATGAGGTCGTCACGTCGCTCGATTAGCTTACTAACTCCGGCGAACGGGCTTGGATGTCCGTCGTGAGTGAATGCCCTGAGAAACTGGCTGTCTCTGCATGCCGAGCAGAAAAACTCGTGAGGACACGAGCGAGGGAGTTCGATGTGTTTGGTTGAGCGGTAATGCCGGTCATGTTCGATTGGAGGAGCGGCGGTTTCATGAAAATGGCGAGCCACCCTGATTGCTCGTTGCACAAAATAGCTGTCTAATTTGGTGATGATGTCGGTGCATGCGACGAATCGCGCGTCGTTTGGGGCAGTGAACGTGTAGTATTCGCGGCCAATTTGAAACGTGAGAGAACGGTTCATGGCGCCGTCTCCTCGAATGCTCCCGCGTACCCACGCACGGGGTCGCCATAGATGTCTGCGAGCCCTTGAGACGGAGCCCAAATTTGCATGAAGGCGCTTACCTGCCCTTGGTCCCCCATGCAGGTGTACTTTGTTTTGTTGGCGATGCTCATGCGGCCCAAGAATCCGATTTGCATTATCGCGCTAGCTTCTGGAAGCTCGGCAACTGGATGCTCTGTCATGTCTTTGACTGACACACCAGGAGCGAGTTCAATCTCCGGTGCCCCCAGGAGCGCAACGATGGCTTCGTGAATCTGGCGTTCAATCTCCAGGGTAGAAACCTTCCGGTGGCGAGCTTTTTCGGCGAGCCGAAACTCGAAAAGCGTCTCCGGAGTCACCCCAGGGCATTGTCCGGCGTAGGCCGCGCGCAAACAATGGTCGGCGGCGGCCACGCACGCGGCGACGTTGGCGGCAAACGGCGGAAGCGGCCACGGACTTGAGCCTTTGCCAAGCCGGTAAAAAACTGGGTACGGGACGCAGTCGAGCCCGTAGCCAAACAGCCGAGCGAGCTGCCCAAGGGAGCTTGCGCGCCAGTAGTCTCTAGGTTCCTGTCCGTATCCAGGATGGCCTTCGGCGTGATGGTCAACGACAACGCGGCGCCCAGGAAGTTTTTGGCATGCCGGCCCGTCGCATTCGATAAGCACGTGGTTGCACACACGAATCGAACGCGGAATTGTGCCGATTAGCGTGCTAGTGTTGTACGCTTCGGACGGATTGACCCAGCGCTTCGAGCGATTGCCGGCCATGAGGACAATCGCTTGGGCATGGTGCAGCCATGCCGAAATTCTCTCCATCTCGGGGTCGCTTGCCCCGAGAACGAAAACCGTATTAGTTGGCAAGATATTGTCAGGCATATGTACCCCCCAATTGGTGGTAATCGAGCAAAGTCCACTTTTTGGCGCTAGGATGTAGGCCAACGATAATTTGGCCCCAACATACCTTGCGTCCGTTGCTCTTCCGCAAGTTGTCCTCCGTTGGCTTCGCAAGGTGCACGGCGGAAACGGCAATTGGGCTGAAACGCATTCGGAGGCTGTGTAAATTGTGCTCGCTGCGGCCCGCCCAATATGCCGTCAGGTCGGTAGGCCCTTCCCATTCTGGTTGTAGGAGTGCGTCCACAATTGTCCGGCCCGCAAGCACGCGGCCCGATTCTGTAACACCCAACCAGCGAAGCCGAATCTTTTCGGGGCAGCGATAAATGGCGCTTAGTAAGCTAATTCCTCGGGGCTCGAACCAGTTTTCTTGTTCCTCGAACCCTTCTTCTTGCCAGGTAATGGTCGGGAACAGGAACCAAGTCACGTCGCTCTCGCGGAACA